CCAACATTATAAAATTAAATCAAGTGTAGATCTAGATTTTTTGCAATTTGTAAATAGTGAGAAAATAGATTTTAACGAAACGTACCGAATGGGTACGCCAAATATTGATTCAGAATATTACGGCACGGCTAAATATGACCGTGCTGAACCACAATTATGTGAAGAGCAAGAAGCTGATCTTAATTTAGCTTTTGAAAATAGTGTGAAACACTTTCGTGTTTGCTCTAATTCACGAATTTGCGAGTTAGAAATCGCGATGCAGCAAGCTTCGCGTGGCACATCAGCCGGTTTTCCATGGAATAACACCTATAAAAATAAGGGTGAAGCAATGGATGCCGTTGGAGTAGATGTGTTTAATAGTCGATGGCAAGATATGACATCGTTAGATTGCGTGCCAATTTTATGGCGCGCAACTGTTAAATATGAGCGCAGGCCTGTTGAGAAATTGGATCAATTTCCCCAGCGACTACGTGTATTTACTGCCTCCAGTATGGAGCATTCTGTGTTGTTGGGCCGTATGTGCCTTGACATGAATGAGAAGTTTTATGACTCTGCAGGGAAGACCACTTGGTCTTTTGTTGGTACAACACCCTTTTTCCAGGGGTATCAAGTACTTTATAATAGGCTCAACAAGCATCCAAATGCTTGTGAGTTAGATGAGAGTGCTTATGACTCTTCATTGTTTGGGCGATTATTGGAAGGTTGTTTCTGGTGGCGTTGGTCGTGCTTGCAAAGAGCTGACCGAACACAAGACAATTTTAATCGCTTATATATTTTATATCGCGACATCATTGAGTCCCACATACTTTGTGGTGAAGGTGATGTAGTGCGAAAGCATAGAGGAAATCCAAGTGGTAGTGCAAATACCATAGTTGACAATACGTTTTGTTTGTTTTGGTTGTTCTCTTATGCTTTTATACGCCTATCTAGAGGTCGGAAACGTCCTAATGGTGATTTATATGGTTACGACTCTTTTATGTCCAATGTGGAAGCCGCCTTGAATGGTGATGATAATACGTGGACGTGTAGTGATGAGGTTGCACCATGGTTTACCCCTGAGGCAATAGCCAAAGAGTGGGGGCTGGTAGGTGTTGTAACCACCAGTGGTACAGGGTCTTGGGAATTCTCGAAGTTACGAGATTTGCACTTCCTTTCCTGTGGTTTTGGTCAGATGAATGGCACAATTGTGCCAATGCCTGATTATGATAAGACGATTTGTAGTCTTTTGTATGGGAATCCTAAATCTGATATTAGGTTTTCGTTATTGCGAGCGCAGGCTTTGCGAATTCAAACGTTTCCTAACGTTGAGGCTCGTGATGTTCTTTGTCGATATATTAATTATATTTTAACAAAGCGATGTGATGAGTTAGTTGGTAGTTATGAGGGATTAACAATGGCAGCGATTCATTCTGTGTATAAAACAGATGTTAATATACGCTGGTTATTTCTTGGTTATGAGTCTTCGGATGCTTGCGCAGCCTTCCCCAGTCTCCCAGTTCTTTTTGAATTTTGCGATATCTTAAATGGTGACCTGCAAAATAAAAGAATCTCTAATATAAAAAACGTTCAAAGCATTTATAATATGGTTAAGCAATCTAAAATGTTGCCATTGTTGCCCCAAGCGCTCCGACGAGGAGTTAAAGCTGCCGAGGGCATCACTAAGTCTGCTGGAAAGTCGAAGGGCTTTGTTTCGCAAATATACAATGAAGCAAGAAACCTGGTAGATACAGGTATTGCTGATATTAAAGAGGGCGCGCAGGAGCTTTTTGCAATTAAGCAATTAGGTGATCCCGCGTCTCATTTAAACCGTGCTCAGCATAAGAAGCATGGTGGTGGAATTCCTCTCCATCCTAATAAGAAGGTTGTATTTAAAAAATTACGCACGGTTGATATTCATGGTAATTCTAACCATGATATTATTCCTACCAGTACACAGAAGGGGCCCGATGTCGTTTCACGACGTGCTGCGATTGGGATTTATGGTCCTGATCACCGTCTTGATGCGCAGGGTACAAGTGCATTACATGCCTTGCCAGCTTATATTAATGCTAAATCATATGATGAGGAGAGACGTGTTGCTAGTCAATTTGCAAGAGAGCAAAATGTAGTTAACACGCATCCCACGTATGGTATAGGTGAGACTGCTGAGCGGCGTGAATTTATGGTTCCGGGTCCCGATGTAGTTACACCAGGCGTAAATTTACGTCAGGTTGATCAGTATTTAGCTTCGAAAAAGAGGCTTATTGGTATCGAGGAAAACCCCGGTCCTCGAGCTCGTCGTGGTGGAAAGCGTAAGGGTGGCCCTAAACGTGGCAAAGTATCACGTTTTAGGGCCAACAGACCTGTGAAAAACGGTATGTCTGTTTTTAAAGCACCTATGAGTGCGCCAGTGGCTATGGGTTATAAGTTTGTTCAACAGAATAAGATGAAGTCTGTGACTGTGCGTCATTGTGAGCAAGTTGATGAAATTTCAGGTTCATCAAGTGCCTTTTTAATGAGTTATTCGCTCAGTTTAAACCCTGGTTTATCTACTTTGTTCCCTTGGTTATCAGCTGTTGCTGTTAATTATGAGGAGTATAAGTTTAATAAGCTCAAATTTGTTTTTGAGCCGTATGTGTCATCTGCTACTGCAGGTTATATCGCTATGAACTGCGATTATGATGCTACCGATGTTCCCGCATCGGAGTTTCCAACAAAGCAAGCTTTCACTGATTATGATGGAGCTGAGCAATCGAATTGTTGGGAAATTAGTGAATTTAATGTCAAGTGCCCAAATAAAACTGGGCCTGTTCATCGTGCATTGCGTTATGGTGCACTGAGTGCTAACTCAGATGCTCATAACTTTGATCATGGTATATTTAATTTAGCTGTTGGTTCTCAAAGTGGTACTACTAAGTTGGGAACTTTGTATGTATGTTATGACGTGACGTTTTATAGACCACGTCTTACAATTTCAGGTATTTCAAATGGGTTCGCTCATTATAATTGCTCTGGAACCATGTCAACAGCGGCGGCCTATGGTACAGTCCAAACTGTCGTTAAAGACAGCATTGGGCTAACTTTTAGTAATAATGTTATTACATTTAATTCTATTGGTCGTTTTGCTTTATTTTATTCGAACGTCGGCACTGTTATGGTGTCTGTTGCGAATATGGGTGGGACAGCCACCAATTTAACTGTCGTGCAGCAGGGCACAACTACTGTTAATGCCACAGCGCTTAACACATCAATGTATGCACCTGCTATTGTTACCGTTACCACAATTGGTGGTTTCGCAACATTTGCACCTGTGGCGTCAGCCACAACTATTACATCAGCATCAATTTATGTGGTAGAAATACCCGGTGATGCAACAGTTAAGCCACCAATTGATAAATTGGTAGATAAAGTAGCTCTATTAGAAGAGCGGCTTAACCGTTATTTGGATGAGGAAGAAAAGGATGAGACTCTTAAAGAGTATTATTCTGTTAATAATTCATCTAGTAATTCTACTCTCATGTCTAGCATTGCGCCTCTTAAAGGCGAGTGGGACACTGCGAGTAGGCGTTCAAGAACGTCGAAGCTTTAGCTTCCAAATCTTATTTTATAAAATTGAAGTGTTTTTATGATCTATTCTTTCCACTTTAGTTGTCTTGTTG